AAAAAAGAACTACGGTTGACACCAATGATTTTTTATGATATACTGATACTAACAATCAATAATGGATAAGAAAATGTCAAAACAAACAGATTTATCATCCCGCGCTTCCCTAGCTAAGAAATTGGCACAAAATGCCATGCAAGAGCGCACAGGCCATGCGTCAAACATTGAGGACGACCTTGCTCGTATACAAGAGACGGTCGACGCAGAAGTTAGGACGTACATGGGACGTGATACACCGCCACCATCTTACCTACCTTTAGAGGCAGCTAACCTATGGACAGAGTTGGTTGAAAATGCCCCTGAGTACCATTTCAAAAAGACTGAAGCGCAATCATTGGCTGAGTTCTGTTGGACGTCCATCGCGCTGCAAAAACTAATGGCGCTTGACCCATTGTACATGGAACCAGAAGACATGGGCAAAATGACCAGGTTCTTGACCGTGTCACGGGCACTTGCGCTACGACTGCGTCTTGGTACTGAAAAGAATTCGTTGACTGCAAAGCAAGCTATTGCAGATAAATTAACTAAGGCCGAAGAACTAACTGAGATGCTCAAAGGTAATACTAACCGCAATCCACGTGCAGGTTTGATGTTTGGTGAGGGTAGCAATGAAATCCAATAACCAATACGATACAGATTTAGCTGCTCGCGTAATAGCGTTTATTCAGACGCTTCCGTCGCCCGAAGACCCTAACAGTACAATTCATCTTGAGCCATTTCAGTGCGAATTTTTTGAGAAAATTTTTTCGCGGTTAACCCTGAACTCGAAAGACGAATTGGTGAGGGCTGTACGTCAAGCTGTGATGTCATTACCACGTAAAAACGGGAAGACCACAGTTATTGCAGCATTGGTGATTGCCTATTTGGTAGGTCCACTCGCAAGGTATAACCAACAAATTATTTCTGCAGCATTCGACCGTGAACAGGCAGGTATCATTTACCGCACCTGCAAGGCAATTATCGACGCTGACCCTGAGTTGTCCAAGTATCTTCGTTGTGTAGACTCGGGCAAACGAATACTGTGCCCAAGAAATTCGTCAACCTACCACTCAATTTCATCGGAAGCCCGTTCTAAACACGGTATGAACCCGTCTGTTATCATTATCGACGAATTGGCACAAATGGGTGCTAACCGTGAGTTGTACGATGTGTTGGCGTCTTCGCAAGGTGCACAGAAGCAACCACTGTTTATCGTGATTTCAACTCAAGCGCCTAATGATGAAGCAATCCTGTCACAACTGATTGACTATGGACGCTCAGTCAATTCTGGTGAAATCGACGACCCATCTTTCGTGTTATGCGAACATAGTTGCCCGACAGACGATGAATTAGCCATTCGTGGGTTAACAATTTGGGACGAAGAGGTCTGGTACGAGTGCAATCCAGCACTTGGAACATTCCGTTCGATTGACGAAATGCGTAACTTCGCACAAAAAGCAAAGAACTCACCTTCCGGTGAAATGGCATTCCGTAACCTTTACTTGAATCAACGAATCAGCGCTCAGGCTGCATTTGTGATTCCAACCATTTGGGCAAAGTGCAACCAACCATTTGTACTGGAAGAGTTATACGGGTTACCCGTACATATCGGTATCGACTTGTCGTCACGAAACGACTTGACTTCCTTGGCAATGGCTATTGAACTACCTACCAACAAATATGCGCTACACTGTATGTCGTTTCTGCCTGCTGATACGGTGTCAGAATTGGCAAGATTGTCACGTGCACCATACTTGGACTGGATTGCCAAGGGCTACATGAAAACTACACCTGGTTCTAGCATCGAGTACTCATTTGTAGCTCAATACCTACTGGAGTTATGCAAACTGTTTGATGTACAACGAATCAATTTCGACAGATGGCGCTGGGACATCCTCAAGAACGAATTGCTCAAGGCTGACCCAAATTTCAATGTGGAGTTACTGAAACCACACGGACAGGGTTACAAGGACATGAGCCCTGCAGTTGAAAAAGTCGAAGAGTTGTTGCTGAATGGTCGTATGACCCATGGTGGCAACCCAGTATTGCGCTGGGCATTCTCCAATGCTGTACTCGACAAAGATGCCGCCGGTAATCGCAAACTCACTAAGGCCAAGTCCTACGGCAAAATTGACCCGGCAGTAGCCAGCATCATGGCGCTTGGTTCGTTTGAGCGTGAGGGTATCACCACACTCGACTTGGCGGGTATGATTGCTTAAGCATGTCAACAAAAAAATAATCCTTGACAGTTGATTAATTCTATGAGTTTATCTTACGTCCATATTCAAAAATCCTTATCATAAAATTAGATACGTGTCAAGGGGTTAATCGAAAATAAAAAAATATACTTCAAACCTCTTGACAAATACTTCTATATGTGGGATAATTCATTATAGACTGGGGATTCGGAAACCATGAACATTGTAACCAAATCGAGTGCTGGTAAAATTTCGGGTACGCACAGTTTCGTGCTGACGACCGAAGTGCCTGACCGCATGGGTGACATTGTAAAAGTCGATGGTCTTGACATCAAGAACTTCGAACAGAATCCTGTTGCCTTGTACATGCACAACCATGTCGAACCAATTGGTATGTGGAAGAACCTGCGGAAGCAATCAGGCGCTTGGATTGGCGACCTGATGTTGGCTTCGCGTGGTACCAGCCGCCTGGTTGACTTTGCGCATTCCATGATTCAACAAGGCATGCTGAAAGCTGTGTCGGTGTCTTTCATTCCGATTGAATCCAAAACCAACGCAAATGGTCGTGGTCGCACTATCAGCAAAGCTGAACTAATTGAAGTCAGCCTGGTGACTGTGCCAATGAACTCGCAAGCGCTCATGATTGCAAAGTCTGTTGGCTTTGGTGACGCTGAAATCAAATCCCTGTTCGACGGTGGCGAGCTAGCCCTAGAAGCCGAACTGGAAAAACTGGCCCAGGAGAAGTCACTCCGCAACGAGGCTATCTTAAACCGAGCACGTCTGGCAATCATACAAGCCAAGCGTGCTGCCCGCCCACATAGGAGTGAACTGTAATGACCCTCGCAGAACGTATCCAGGCCGCCCAAGCTGCTTTGCTGTTGAAGAAAGATAGCCTCGTCGCCCTGACCAACAAAATGCTCGAAACACCGGACGATGATTCCGTCATCACCCAGGTGGATGCTGTCGCAGCCGAAATTGAAGTCGAAACCAAATCGCTGGAATCCCTGCAACGTGCTGAACAAGCCCTGGCCTCTCGTTCGGCCCCGGCAGTCGTGCAAAGCAAGAATCTCGGCTCGCATGATGATGCCAAGAACTTCATTTATCGTGAAGCCGCTGTCAAACTGTTGGCCGTCACGACCAACAAATCCATCGAACAAGTCATTGGAGAACGTTACTCCAAAGACGAAACCTTCAAGGACTTCCTGACTGCCAAAGCCGTGCAGAATCCTGCCATGACCAACGTGCCCGGCTATGTGCAGGAACTCATCAACCCCATCGCCATTCAGGGCTTCCTTGCTGACCTCCGTCCAGCATCGGTGATTGCTCGTCTGCCGTTCTACAATGTCTCGTTCGGCGCCAACAACTGGGCCGGTGCCAAGTTCCTGTGGCGTGATATGAGTAAACGTGCAGCTGCTGCATACCGTGCTGAAGGTGCTCCTGCCCGTGTCCGTGGCGTGCTGTTCACCAGCAAAACCCTGCCACCCTACCTGATGTCGGTTATCACGACTGCCACCAAAGAAGCCCTGCGCTATTCGAACCCAGACCTGGAAGCAATCTTGCGCAATGCAATGATTCAGGACACTGGCGAATCGCTCGATGTGTCGGTACTGTCCGATGCTGCGGCAGTTCCTGGTGTCTCTCCTGCAGGTCTGTTGGCTGGTGCAACGCCAGTTACTTCGACTGGTCAAGACCTTGACCAAATCCAAGCTGATGTGCGGGCCATGAAAGTGACCTTCATCAACGCTAACATGGGCACCGGCCTGCATTGGATTATGTCTGATGCCACTGTGTTGTACCTGCAAACTGTCACCAATGCTCTCGGCGCCTATGTCTATAAAGACGAACTCGCTGCTGGTCGTTGGGAAGGCCTGCCATATGTGTCGAGCACCAACGTCAGTTCCGACCAGATTGTACTGGTTGCGACCCCTGAAGTTGCCTTCGCACTGTCGGCACCTGAAGTCAGCATGTCGATGGAAGCAACCTTGCACGAAGAAGATACCACCCCTCTGCAAGTTGGTGATTCGAACACGCCGGTCCGTTCACTGTTCCAGACCAACTCATGGGCAATCAAGACTGATTTCATCCAGTCCCACATGGTCATGCGTGCGCCTGGTGTGGCAGTCCTCGACATCTCTGCCTGGACCTAAGCAGTAAAATCTAAGATGCCCTGCTTCGTGCAGGGCATCTTTACTGGAGCAAAATATCATGGCAAATTCCAAAACAGTTGTATGGCTCTGGCGCCCAACATCATTGTATCCGAATGCAAAACTCGGATTTTTCACCGTACTGAAGTCTGCAGCCCAAGCTTTGATAGATGGTGGGTTTGCACAATGGCCTCGTATCGGCGCTTATCGTTTTCACAGAATTGATAAGACTGCGGTAAATATCGCGCTGACCATGGTTGCGCAAACTCCTTCTGTTGAAGAAGGTTCGCCAATTACCTACCGTATTTCACTCGCACAAAACAGTCCGACCCCGGTACCTGTTAATATCACTCGCGAAGCGGCCAGTACCGCAGTCTCTGGTACTGATTACACAGCTATTCCAGCCTCAATCACCATCCCGGCAAACACGGCTTTCTTTGACCTCGTGGTGACCACCCTTGACCGTACTGGTACGGAAGGTAGCCGGACTTTGATACTTAAAGCTACTGGTACTAACCCAGCTATTACTGGAACA